AGTTAATATCCGACTATGTGTTTGCTATAAAAGATTTTAAAGAAGGATATAACAATAACCAAGAGAAAGCAGATATAAATTGTAGAGAAGTAAGTTGTATAAGTTTTAGCTTTAGCAGTAGAGGATCTGGATTAAAAAAAGAAATCAGCACAGAACGCAACATTATCTATAAAAGAGAAGATAAACTTATAAAAACTAAAACAGTAGCCTTTAGTTTTTATATTGGAAGTGCAATTCAAGACATAGAAGATATTAAGAAGCTGGTATATAAGAAAGTTAATAATAATGTCTTTGCAGAATATTATAGATTAGAAACAAACAAAGTTGTATTAAAAGATAAAAAAGAAGATTGTAAGTTTTTTGTTATAAATAAGAATAAGAATTTTTAATATTAAGGAAAAAAATTTGAAAAAGAAAATAAGAAGAAAGAAGGAAATAAGAATGAGTAAAAATGGTGTAAAAATTAAATCTATAAATGGAGCAGAAGTTTTAAAAATACAAAATGAAGAATTAAATGTAAGAAAAGCTGAATTTGGTAAAGCAGTATTTAATAATAGTTTACTATTAGACAAGCTTAAAAAGTTAGGGTTAGATATAACTAAACAAGGAAGTACAAAAGATATTATTGTAGTTAAGTTTGACTACATGTATAAATCAGAGCAAGCTAAGAAAGATGAAGAAGAATGTATAAAACTTAAATCTTATACAAAGCAGCTTAAAAAATACAACAAAGATAAGATAAAAAGAATAAAGCAATTACATAAAAATATAGAAAATAATGAAGCTAAATTAATTGAAGAAAATGAAGAAGATAAAATACTTAAAATAAAGAATAGAATAAATAAATATAAAGATGAATTAAGTAATCTTGACTTAGATATAATTAAAAATATTAAAGATAATGAAGCGATAATTAAGAATTTAGCATCTAAAGTTGATGAAAACATTACAAAAAAGGATATAGTTAGAGAGCAGTTATATAAAGATGGATTTAAACTACAAACATATAAAACTGTAAAGAAAGTAGAAAAAGAAGATAAGAAAATTAAGTATGTATTTTGGTTTAGAAGTGCTGGAAAGGCTAAGCAAGGTGAAGATTATTTTATCAATAAAAAATTATGGAATGATATTAATGAATGGCAGACTATGGGTATAGAATTACCTAAAGAAAATTGTAAATTGGTTGAGATGGAAGCATATAAAAGTTTAGTTGCATCTGCTATCACGGGTTATTATACTTGTAATCCACGTACAGAGATACTAGTTGTAAATGATTTAGATTGTTATAGCGAATTACAAGACGTTATAAAGGTTATTAGAAATAAAACAACAGGATTTTCTGAAGCACTTCACACTAAAGCAAAATGTAAAAATACTATATGGGATGGTATGTGTTTAATACAAAAGGAAGAAGGATTTGAAGAAGGTTTTAGAGGATTAAGGCATCATTTCTATAAAACTGGTGCATTTATTGGAGATTTCCAACAATATTTTAAAGATTATTGTAAAGAAAATGATATAGATTATAATGAATATACTGTTATAGATAGATATGGCAGGGAAGTATTGCTAAAGAATGTTCGTATGATAACTACAGAGAATGCAATGAAATGGGAAAAACTAATTGGAGCATCTAAGGATAGTTACGAAAAATGGTGTGATAAAGTAGAAGAAAATGGTTGTAATTTTGGAGTATGTAAAGAAAACCATGTTAGCAAATATGGTGAAAAACAAAGAATGAGTTACCAAATGCTTAATTCTCTACCATTAGAAGATGGAGATATAGAAGACATATTTGCAGATAGCTTAGATTATATTACAAAATTAAAAAATGATGATGAATTCTTTATAGAACATTTAAATAGAACCGCTAGCGAAGTAAATAATAATGAATTATTAGCGGATTTAGCAAGTACATATTCAACTTTTGTTAATAGTTATTATTTTAAAGAAAATAGAAAGAGAGAAATACACATATATAAGGAATCTTTAAAGAGAGGTAAATTATTAGCAGAGGGAGATAACGAAACAATTATCGGAAATCCAATGATATTATTAAAAAAAATTACTGGTCAAATAGACGATATAGATAAAACATTGCCAAATAAAAACAGTTGTTATTGTAGAAGATTTAAAGATGGTGAAGAAATTGGAGCATTTAGAAGTCCACACAATAGCCCTAATAATATAATGGTATTTAAAAATAATCTAAGCGAAGAAATGGACAAGTATTTTTATTGCTTAGGAGATAATGTTATTGCAGTTAATTTCTTAGAAAATGACGTACAAGATAGAGGAAATGGCCTAGACACTGATACAGATTTTCTTCTATGCACAACAAACGAAACTATTGTTAAGGCTTGTATAAAGGCACAAGAATATCCAACTATAATAAATGGATTTGTACCATCTTCTAAAACATATAACAATACAATAGAAGATTTAGCAAAAATAGATAATGGATTACAAGCAAGTCAAAAAGCGATTGGTACTAGTTCTAACGTAGCAATGTTATATCTTAGTCAATACTGGAATATGTTTAGAGAACATGAAGAAAAACATATTGATTATTATTTAGATTATAATTATTTATTCATGAACAATAATACCTGTGAATATTTAGAAGATAAACAAAAAGAAGAAGAATTATTAGATAATGTATGCATACTTAGCGTATTAGCACAAGTAGCTGTAGATAGTAGTAAACGTGCGTATGAAGTTGGTAAATGGCTTAAAGACAAAAAAGGAAACTTTATATTAGATAAAGAAACTGGAGAAAAAATAATAGATCCAAATGGATTAAGAAATGAAATAGAAAGATTAAGAAATGAATTGCCACATAAAGAAAAACCAACATTCTGGCAATATACAAATTCTGCTTTTAAAAATGAAGAAATTGAAAAGAAATTAAAGAATAGAATTAATAATTGGAAGAGTTTAAATAAAAAAGATAAAAACAAATATATAAAAGAAGAGAAAAAAAGAATGATTGATGAATTAGTTAATTATAATTGTCCTTTTAATAATGTGTTAAAAGAAATTGATAGTAAGATAGGAAAGGCTAATTATAAGAAACCAATAGAAAATGAAGAATTTTTAGTGTTATGGGGTAATACAAAATCTCAAGACAGAAAACAAGCTAAAAAGATTGAAGAATATATAAGAGAATTTGATTCTATAACAAAATTTATAAATACAAATGATGATATGGAAGATGAAGATAATATGTATTATTACAATATTATACATAAAGAATATTTAGACAAAATATTAAACTTAACAATAAAACAAGATACAATGTCTCTATTAATAATTAGAGCATTAGATAAAGATAATAAATATTTAAAAAGTAATAGTGAAGTTAGAAGTAAATTATTAAATAAACTATATCAATACAACAGAGATAATTTCATAAAATGTTTTACTGATCATAAAAAATAGTCCCCACAGATTCAACTTAAAATACCCTTGAATGTAGTGATACAGCCATTTAAAGGCGTTTAAATTAGTTTGTATATGATAAGAGAAAAAGATAAACGTTTAGTATCTTATTAACGCTATTAGCGAGTGCGTTTAATAAATATGCGACTTTAAAGCTTTAATTTTAGATGATAGGATGGAATGGCAGTAAACTATTCTATCCTTGGATTCATCAAAATCTATAATTTAACCTAATAACACATTAACACAAATTTGTTAGTTTGTAAAGATAATTACTCATTATTTTGAGTTTTTATATATAAAAAATAGCATTTTAATTTTTGTGCTATTTCTATATTTAATTGTATTCTCATTATGGTAATTTGCCTATTTAAGAGGTTCAAATCCTCCTTCCTTGAAATTAACGAAAATAGGCTAAGAAGAATCGGGTACGACCAAGTGGTAAAGTTCCACTCGCTATTTTATAGTGGACTTCTAAAGTGTTGGCTATAGCACAATAAATATATAGCCTTTTAAAAATGTTAATATAAGATAGCATTAATATTTAAGCAATGCAGGAATTCTTGAAATGATATAAAGCCGATTGTATGTTTTATTATATGTTTAAGCTAAAAAAGTATTTATAAGATACTTTAGCAGAGAAAGTATCTAAACTCTGCAAAATACTTAATTAGTAAAAACTAATAATATTTCTAATATAAATGTTTATCTTTAAAAAGTTTTAGTTAAGTATTAAGCTAAGTAACACACTATCGCTTAGCTTATATACTTACCCAACATCAGTTAAAAAAAGTATTATGATAGAAATATTCAGCTCTCCCCATTTATAAGGGTTTGTGTTGTTAGAATCACCATATAATTCACCCCAACGCATATAATTAAACTCATAATTAGTTAATAAATGAGCAGGATTGACTACATTAATACTATCTTTAACATCATCTAGTTTAGTTGGAATTAAGATAGCTTCGTGCTGTCTTATATTAACATTTTTATATAAAATGCTTATATTAGTATCCTACTTTTTTCTTCGGTAGGGTACTTTGTTTTCTTTTTCAAAAAAGATCTCCTTACAAAGTATGCAGATGTACGTTTGTCTGCATACTAATACAAGCGTTTTAGTTGTTTTAGATTTTTTGTATATGGATAGGTAGAGTATGTATAATTGTACTCTAAAATCTGCATACAAAGTGCAGAATAGTGTTAAATGTTGCCAAACAAAATGTAGTTTAAAGGATTACCCTCCTAAGTTCTACATTTTTAACACTATAATTCTTACTTACATTCTTAATAGGAGGAGATTCTTCACCCCTCCTATTTTTTTAGATTATTATTCCCAATGGGATTAAAAAATATATATGAAAGAAGGAAATGAAAATGAAAAAGGAAATGAAGGAACAAGTACAAATTATTAAGGCACTAGATTTCGAGACACTAGTAGAATTGGCAGATATGTTCGAGGATTATGAGAATGAGCATAAATTAAGTGAAGAACTAAAAGCGTTCGACTTATGTCTACATACAGCTTTAAGAGATAGATGTTTAGAGTTAATAGAAGAAGAAAAGAAACTAAAAGCAATAATTGAAGCTAGAGAAGAAATTGCAGAAGAAGATAGAGAATATACAAAGGATAGTAATAATAAATTTAAAGAAAAATATGGATTTAGTAGCATAGAAACAGAGCCAGCTTCTGCATCTGACTATATGGGAAGCAAAACTTTTTATATTACATTTGAGAAAAATAATAAAATAGAGTGTATAGAAGCAGAGACAGCCACATTAAATGCTAAGACATTCTAGGCAAAAATAAAAGAAGGTGTGTAAATATACACTCTTTTTTAGCTTTTTAGATTATGGTATAATACCACAATTTTATTATACCATAATCTAAAAGTAAATACAATAGAAAAAAGAAAGAAGGAAAAGAAAACATGAATAAATTAGAAGAAAAAAAATGTTATAAGGATTATTATAAGAATTATTATAAAGAGAATAAAGAATATTTTAAGGATTATTATAAGAATTATTATAAAGAGAATAAAGAAAAAATGAAAGAAAACCATGAAAAATATTTAAAAAGCAATAAAGGAGAATTTGTTTATTTTCATTTGAATAAAGATGGGGAAGTACTTTACGTTGGGAGCTATTTAGATAGACCAATAGAAGAAAGACAGTCCGCACATTTAACGGGAAACAGCCATTTAAAAATGACTGCTAAAGAATATAAAGATAAATATGGATTAGATAAAATTATTTATAAAAATTATGAAGGTTTTATGTTTAATTTAGATGAATTGCATTTTGTAGAAAATTATTTTATAGAGAAATATAAACCTATTTTAAATAAGGTTAGACCTAAATTTAACGAAGATAATTTTGCTTTAAAAAAAGAAGGATTGGAATATATGGCAGAAGCTATGTTTATTCAGGAGTTCGATATGGGTAAATATTTCAAAGGAGATGTTGCATAATGGTAGAAGCGTTTAAGACTTTATTTATGGAAGTTGGAATTTTTACAATATTGTTTATAATTTTAGACTTTGTAATGGGTATTGTAAAGAATTTTAAAGAGAGAAAGAGAGAAGCAGATGATAAGTAATAGTTATTATTTTATGTTAAAAGATTTTAGAGATAAGAAAAGAAATTATAAAGAAATGGATATAGACGAAAAAATAGAATTTATGAAATTAGATCTTAAATTAAATGGAATAAATATAAAAGAACAGAGATTCCATACTGCTAATGAGAAAAAAGCAGCTAAGAAAAAGATTACTATGAAAAGAGTTAAATAAAGTTCTAAGGGATTTATCTTAAAGTCCCTTTCCAAAAAATATATAGAAAAATATAGAGCAATATGGAACTATATAGAATAACAAAGAGTAATAAACAATAATAAAAGCTAATAAAGTGTAATAAGAAACAACAAAGAGTAATATAAACTAACAAAGTATAATAAGCAATTATAAAAGCTAATAAACAATTATATAGAATTATATAAAACAATATAAAGTATTAGTAATGGTAATAAATATAAGTATATATTTACCTTTATTTACACAATTATGATATAATTGATGTAGGGAGGTGATAAATAGATGTGTGAATTTTATAATGAATTGAAAAAATTAACCAATGAAATTACGGCTTATAGTGATAAAATGAAGAGTTTGGCTCAAGAAATAATAGAATATAATCTAACTGACAATGAGAAAAAGTCAATCATAGGTGAATTAAAAGAGTTTACATCCTATAGTGGAGAAAAAAGTCAAAAAATTAATGATTTATTCAAAAAATAATAAAATTAGAGCAGATAGAAATATCTGTTCTTTAAGTTTAATATATTGTATATAAAGTAAAAAAACGGAGTTGATAATAATGATATTTGCAATTATTGTTGTTGGAATTGTGCTATTACCAATGTTTATTTTTAGTGGTATATATGCTATATTAAGTTACTCTATACCTACAATAGGGAGTTTAATAGCAGGTTATTTTGCAATAAAAGTTATTATAGGATATTTAAATAACAGAAAGAATAGACCTAATCCCAAAATGACTTTGGATGGTACTTTTTACTACGAAAATGAAGATGACTGGAGAAATGGTGAGAGATAGTTTTATGCTATCTTTTATTTTTTTATATATAGTTAGCGTACTAATCAATATGGATATATAGTGCTTTGAGTTTGTGTACATATACTATATATTGTGTTTATAAGTGGGACTTAATATGTCCTGATGTAAGGAAAGTGTAAAGTAGTAATACTTGACAGATGAATATTAAAATTTGACATGAAAGGAGTGATATAATGTTAACGCAAAGACAAACAGAGTTAATGCCAAAAGTGGTTGAAATGTACTTAAATAAAGCAACTGTAAAAGAAATTACAAAAGAGTTGAAGACTAGTAAAGATTGTTATTATGCAATCATAAATAGTGATGAATTTAAGGGCGAACTTGGAAAGGTAAAGGACAACAATCTTAGAAGATTAAAATACAAAATGTCGAATGATTCTGTAAAAGATTATGATAGCTTGAGGCAGATTGCAGATAATAGTGAAGATGAGAAACTTAAAACAACTATTTATATGTATTTAATAGATCACTCGATTGGAAAACCAACTACTAAATTAGAACAAACATTAACAGATAACAGCAATAATAACAAAGAAGTTAGCATAGAAGACATGTTGCAAGACTTGGAAGTAGATAATGTTATTAATTTAGAAGATAAAAAGGTTAAATAATTTTTTGCTTTTGTAAAATTAGAGTATATCGTATTTTACAATCTGCATTGTACTATATTTTGTAAAATTGAAATTGTTTTTATAATTATTTTACAAAATGTAAATAAACTCTTGAACTTATTTTTACAAAGTGGTAAAATTAACTTAAAGATAAAGATTTAAGGAGATTGATTTATGAATATAGGTTATGTAAGAGTAAGTACAGTAGAACAAAATGAAGCAAGACAATTAGAAGGGTTAAATAAATATAATATAGATAAATGGTTTAAAGAAAAGGTTAGTGGTAAAGACACCAATAGACCACAATTACAATCCATGATTGATTTCGCCAGAGAAGGCGATACTATTTATATTTGGGATTTTAGTAGATTAAGTAGAAGTGTAAAAGATCTGCTTGAGATAGTAGAAATACTTCAAGCAAAGAATGTGCATTTGGTATCCGTAAAAGAAAATCTAGATACATCTACTCCAACGGGGAAGCTAATGCTCACCATGATTGGTGCTATTAACGAATTCGAAAGAACAAACTTATTAGAAAGACAAAGAGAAGGAATAGCAATAGCAAAGCGTGAAGGCAAGTATAAAGGCAGGAAAGAAATTAAGGTAGATGAAAGCACATTTGATGAACAATATAATAGATATAAGAACAGAGAAATAAATAAGTGTGAGTTGGCTAAAAGATTAAATGTAAGTCGACCAACATTAGATAAGCTAATAAAAGAATATAAAAACAAATAAGAGTAGTGTAGTATCTACTCTTTTATTATTATGTACCCCGTATGGTTCTATTTTTGAACATTGATTTTTACTGTCGGCTAGTCATACAAAATTTTTTATAATTTTTTAGAATTTACAACAAAAACAGGAGGTGGTGTTATAGTGATTTACTACGACAATAAAGAATTTGAAGATGAAATAAAATTTGAAATATATCTATTAAATAAATATCTTACAAAACATTATAATAAAGAAACTGCTATAGCATTACTTAAAAAAAATAATAGTAATTTAAATAAATTAGCTAAAGCGTTAGGTAAAATTGATATAGCTTTCTTTTGCCAATACTTTCTACAAAATATTTTTATAGTATCTGATAAAAATGAAGCAAGACAATTATCTCAATCGCATTATGAAATGTGGGATTTGTTAAATGAAACTTTTATAGGAGATAAACAGGATAAGATAAATATAGTTGTATCCAGAGGGTTTGCTAAAACAACAGTATGTGATCTTGCATTAAGTGTATGGTTAATATGTTACAAGTTATCCAAATTTACATTATTAATAGCTAAAAAAGATGATGATTCAGTACAATTCTTGGATTCAATAAAGAAGGTATTTAAAGAGAATAAAACTATTATAGATAATTTTGGAGAATTAATTAATACAAAAAAATTTAAAGTTAATAGTAATGAGATAGAGTTTGCAAATAATGTATACATACGTGCTATAGGCTCTACTAGCTCATGTAGAGGTGCTAACTGGAAAGGGATAAGACCTACAGTAGTAATTGGAGATGATGCACAGGATGAAAAAGATATTTTAACAGATGATGCAAGAGAAAAGAAATATAATAAATGGACTAAAGAAGTGGAACAAGTCGGAGATAAAGCAGTATATAGAAATGGGAAAAAGATAAAATCTGCAACTAAAATAGTTTCTATTGGAACTGTATTACACAATTCATGTTTAATTTCTAGGCTTATAAGAAATAATGATTATAAAACATTTTTACGTAGAGCAATTATATTAAATAATAATGAAACTGTTGATGTTTTATTTGAATCTGATTTATGGTTAAAATGCAAGAAATTATATTTTGATGATAAAGATGATAATAGTAAAGAGACTGCAAGAAAGTTTTATAAAGATAATTATAAGGACATGAAATTTCCTGTTCTATGGGAAGAAAAATGGGACTGTTTTAATGATTTAGCCATTCCATATTGGGAAAATAGAATATCGTTTATGTCTGAAATGATGAACGATGCAACTAGTATAGGAGAAAAGTGGTTTAAATCTGTTAGAACAGAACATGAGGAATATTTCAAAGATTTTACATATACTAAAAATTTATTATGTATAGACCCTGCGTCCACAACCACAAACAAATCTGACTACACTGCTATGGTAGTAGGTTCGACAACATCTAATTGTGATTTCTTATATATAAGAGATTTAATAATGCAAAGATTAACATTTGAACAATACTGTAATAAAGCAGTTGAATTATTAATAAAACATGAAGATATAACACATATATTTATTGAAAAGAATACATTTCAAGGTGCTGATGTATTAAAAATAGAAGAATTAATTAGTAGTAGTGAACAATTAAGAGGAAGAGATTTCGAGTTTATTAATAAAATGCAAAGGTCTAATAAGGATGAGAAAATTAGTACAATAATAGAGCCTATGAATAATGGACAAATTATTATTAATAAAGGTTGTGAAGATAGTAAAGAAGTTATTGAACAAATATTAGAGTTTCAGGGGCAAAAATACAGCCACCACGATGATAGTGTGGATTGTATAGCTGAATGTTATAACAGAATAAAAGAAATACAAGATACATGTAAATTAAAATTATTAGATAGAAGACTTCTTTTTTAATAAAGGACAAAGAAAGTCAAAGTAAAAGATAAATAATAGAAAGGATGTGATTAAGTGTTATATAACAAAGATATAGCTTTAAAAATGTATGGAGAATACAACAAAAATAAAAGCTTATATAAGAAAATGTATGACTATTATATAGGTGAAACGGATGTATTAAAAAGCTATCCTGAAACTGATAGAAGTAATCGAAAAATAGTGGACAACTTTATAAAAACATTTATAGACGAAGAGGTTAGCTTTATGGCTGGTATGCCTATTACATATAGTTCTAAAGATGAACAAACTGGTGTTATAAATGATGTTGAATACAACTTAAACAATATAAATGCTTCTTTAGATACGCAGTTGGCAACTAATTTATTAATCTTTGGAGAGGCATATGAATTTTATTATAAAAATAATGATGAATTTAAGATAAAATGCTTTAATCCATTAAATAGTTATGCATATGTGAATACAGAAAATGAAGTAGAGTTATTTATGTATTTTTATAAAAAAGATTTAGATGATAATACTTATATAGAGGTCGTAGATGATAAATTTATATATCATTTCAATGAAAGTTTTACAGAAATAGCTGAAGCAACTCCACATTATTTTAATAGGTGTCCTGTTGGCATAAGTAATCTTGTTAATGGACACAAAGATACTTTATTCCACAATATTAAGCACTTGCAAGACAACTACGAATTATGTATGAGCGATTGGAGTAACGAGATAGGAGATACCCGTTTAGCTTATTTAGTCTTAACAGGTGTAGACTTAGAAGAAGAAACAGCAAAGAAAATGAAAGAGATGGGTATATTACAAATTAAAGATGCAAAAGGTAAGGCTGATTGGTTAATTAAAAATATTAATAGCGATTTTGTAAAGCAATATAGAGAAATTCTTAAAGAAGATATTTATAGAGTAGCACAGCATATAGATAACCAAACTAATATACAGAGTAATACTTCTGGAACTATGTTAGCTACTAGAATGAATTGCCTTAGAATAAAGATTACAACTCAAAATCAAGCGTTAAAGAATTGTATTAAGACACGTTTAAAGTGTTTATTTAGATTCTTAGAACTAACAGAAAACAAGTCTTATGATTATAGAAATATAGATATAAGACCACAATTAAACTTACCTTCTAATGATGTTGAAACAGCACAAATAATAAGCCAATTAAACGGTAAGCTATCTATAGCAACAGGTTTAGAAAGGCTAAGTTTTATAACGAATGGAAAAGCAGAATTTGAAAAGATGTTAGCAGAGCAAAAGCAAATAAATGATAATGATATGAGTTCTGTAAGTGATTTAGGCGATATAAATGAATAGGTATCAAAAATTCTTTGCTGAATTACAAGAGAAATTTACAAAGATGCTTTATGAGGAATATGATCTTGAAGCAAATAAATTACATGAATTACAAAATGCAAATAAAGATATTTTATTGCAAAAGATAGCTAATATAATGCTTAACTATAATATTTCTAATGAATTTATGAATTTAGATAATAAAGATAGATTAAATTTAAGAGATGAATTATTTGAGATGATATCTAATAGCTTTATAGATGAAATTAAATCTGAAAAAGAAAATACATCTAATATATTAAATAATTGTGCCAAAGATAAATTCTATAATAATTGTTATCTATATGAATTTGGTGTTATTAATTATAATCTTAAAAAAGTGTCTAATAAGGTGCTTAAAGATATTATTAATGTCAAAATAGAGGGCAAGAATTATAGTGATAGAATTTGGAGCAATAAAAATGATTTATCTAAAAAGATTAAAGTTGAAGTAAACGATTTCTTAAATGGAAAAACAAGTGTAAATGAAATTAATACAAGAATTAGTAAAAGATATAATCAGAATTGGGATAACACAAATCGATTAGTAACTAATGAAATTTCTAGAGTTCAAGAGGGAGCTAATGAGGTTTGGAGAGATAATCACAATATTAAGAAAGTTCTATATTCGGCAACACTAGACAAGCATACGTGCTCAGATTGTGGTGAATATGATGGGAAAGTTTATGATGTAGATAAAACGCCTGTAGATTTACCAAAGCATGTTAGATGCAGGTGTACCTATATATCTTTAGTAAGTAAAAATTGGCGACCAAAATTACGTATGGACAATGAAACAAAAGAAAGAATTAACTGGCAAAGTTATACAGAATGGAAAGAAAATAAAAAATAAAGTTTTGAATACTTATAGGGGCTTTGAACTTATAGGGATAGAAAGGATGAAATTAAATGTTAAAAAGTGAATTATTAGAAAAAATAAACAATATTGCAGATGATGCGGATATAAATGAAACAATATTAGGAATTGAAGATTTTGCAAAGTCTTCTAAATTTGATGTGGCAAAAGCTACTGTAGATGACTATAAAAATATGCTTGCAAGCAATGAAGTTATTAAAGCTTACTATCAGAGTTCCTTCGATTCAGCGGTGGGAAGTGCAGTAACTAAACATGATGAAAAATTTAAGAAAGAAAAGTTGCCTTCATTAATTGATGAAGCTATTAAAGAAAAAGCTAATGAAGGATTAACTCCAGAACAACAACAATTAAGAGAGTTACAAAAGCAATTAAATGATATGAAAGCTGAGAAAGAAATGGCTGAATTATTAAATATTAATAGTAACAAACTTAAAGAAAAAGGGTTAGATACATCTTTAGCTAAATATATTAAAGAAGATGCAGATATTGAATTCTTTAGTAATTTAATTAACAATTCTGTACAAGATGGAGTTAAAGCAAAACTAGGTAATAGTAATTATACGCCACCTAAAACAAATGGTAATCCACTTGGAAAAATATCTTGGGAAGATGTTACAAATGGAACAGCTAGTTATGCAGATTATAAAGCACAAGAAAATAAGAGTATATAAGAGTTTATAAATCGAAGTGAGGAAATGATAAATCGAAGATTATAGGCTCTTTTATTATGTCTTTTTGTTATTGCAGACATTAAAGAACAAGAATAGTTTATAAAAACAAATATTAGAAAGAAAGAAGAGATTTATATATGTCAATTAATAGTTTTAAAAAAACAGTATGGGAAGAAGCATTATTAACAGAATTTAGAGGAGTTTCTGTAGCAAATATTATAACTACAGCACCAACAAGAATAGAAGGTGAAAAAGCAATATTTAATAAAATTAGTGGTGGTACAATTAAAGATTACACAGGAACAGTTGAGTATGATGATGTTACAACTGCACCAATTGAATTAAATTTTGATACTAAGAAATATTTTGCAATTACTTTAGATGACGTAGATGCAGTACAAGCAGTTGCTCCAGTTTTAGGACAAGTTGCACAAGAAAAAGCTTTAGATTTAAAGGAAATGCAAGATGGTTTAGTATTTGCAGAAGCCGTAAAGAGTGCTAGCAAAGATAATATTATAGGTGGATCAGAAGATATTAAATGTCTTACTTCTGCAAATTTAGCATATGACTTCTTAGTTGATTTAGGAACTAAGTTATCTAAAAAGAAAGTTCCAATGGCTGGTAGATTTGCTTGTGCATCAGCTGAATTTATAAACTACATGGCAAAAGACACAAGGTTTGCTGATAATTTTAGTGTATTACCTAACGGAGTTGTTCAAGGTGCTACTGTAGCAGGATTTACTTTAATCCAAACAGAAGATGTACCAGCAAATACCGTAATAGCATTACATAAATCTGCACTTGGGTACGCTACTCAATTAGATAAAGTAGAAGCATTACGAAGAGAAGGAAGTTTTTCTGATGCGGTAAGAGGATTACAAGTATCAGGATTAACTACTCTTAGAGATAATGCTATAGCTATATTAAATTACACATTGCCTAGTACAACTGTTACAGAATAATTAGAGGGTCTACATGACCTTCTTTTTTAGATAGGAGATTAAATAAATGAGTGATGAATTAAAAGAAAAGATAATTTTAAGAATTATAAAAGATTATAAAAACAGATTAGAATGGGCAGATGAATATGTTAGAAACAATTATGCTGAAGCGATAGAATACATAAAAGAAAATTTCGATAGATTCAATAAATTATCCATAGATGGTGCTATATCTAGTAAAACACAAGGCGATAGGTCTGTAAGTTATAAAGATATTAGTAATATAATCCAATCAGATTTTATACTTAATAGTTTGCTTGGTCTTCCATTATTGAGGATGTATTAATGTGGTTTTATGATTATAAAGTAGATATTTACGCCTATGAAAGTATTGTAAATCCTGACTATGGGTTTAATGAGGACAAATATGTAAAAAAATCTACTATTAATTGTGATATACAGCCTATTGGAGTAGAAAAAATAAAAGCAAGTTATGGATATATTTTAGAAGCTAATTACAGAATGTATTGCGATGAATTATTAAGTGAGTCTGATATTGTTTTGTGGAATGATAAAACATTTAAGATAGAAAAAATAATTTCTTGGAATGATTATAATATTTATTTATTAAAAGATGAGGTGGTAGACCTTGGACTTTAATGTAAACATAGATGAGCTAATAAATGAATGTAAACAAGCTTGTATAGATACTTTAGAAGATACTGCGACAATTGCAGTTGGAGAAATCCAAGGAATAACTCCTGTTAAAAATGGAACTCTTAGACGTTCTATGACACATGGCGATGTGGACGAGAAAAATCTTACTGTTGATGTAGGTAGTTCTTTACAATATGCAAAATGGGTTGAAGAAGGATATACACAAAAGGCAGGGCAATATGTTCCAGTATTAGGTAAAAAACTAACTGGAAAGCATATAGATGGTCGTTGGATGATTCGAGATGGAATGACTTTAGCTGAAGCACAAATGGAAAACATATTAAAACAGAAATTAGAAGAGAGGTTTAATAAAAATGATTAAATACAATGAACTTCTTTATTATACGGGTAAAACTATAAGGGATCATTTTAAAGATTCTGAGTTAAGAAAGAAAAAGAATATGGAAGATGTAAAGAAATCTACATTTTTTGTTGAAGTAAGACCATTAAGCAGTAATAGTTATAAAAGTTATGCAACTAAGTTAGTTAATATAACGATAACTTATACAGATAAGACTGTTGACAGCGAAAAATTGAATGATGTTTTAAATGATTTAGAAAGTATCTTTGATTTAGGAATTAAAGTCAAAGATACTTTTTTAATGTTCAAAAACAAGAGTTATTCAATTGACGATGATTTTTTATCTATAAATTTAACAATCAATTATTTTGATGATAAAGATACTGTTGACGAAAATGATTTTTACTCTGCATTAATGGACGAACTTTATATTGATTTAAATTAAAAAAAGAAAGGATGATTAATAGATGAGCGATTCAATAAAAATTATATTGAAAGCGTTAACAGATACCGCAATGATACGTTCTACACGAGGAATTGTAATGTTGGTATTAAAGGATTCTGTTGCAGATGTAAAAACATATAAAGCTAAGAAGTATGTTAAAGATACATTCACAACAGAAAATAAGAAAATAATTGACAAATGCTTTAATTTATATGGAGTAAATACTTTAAAGGTGGTTTGTTATTTAGAAAATATTTCTGAGGCTTTACAGAAGTTAAATGATGTTAAATTTAACTATTTAGCATGTCCAGAAGCAACAGCAGATTCTGATAAAAAGGCTATAGCTGATTTTATTAAAGAACAAAGAAACGCTAATAATATTTTAGTACATGCTGTTTTACATAATTATACAGCTAATAGTGAAGGTGTTATAAACTTCAAAAATGTTGGAGTTACAACAGATACCGAATTAACTGGTGCACAATATTGTATTGATGTTGCTTGTTTAATTGCAACAACTGGATACGATAGAAGCTTAACTGGATTAGTAGTAAGTAATGTTACTAAAGCTGAAGAAGTTGAAGATATTGAAGCTTGTACTGAAGCTGGTGGATTATGTCTTTATTATGATTATGATTTAGAAGCTTATGTGTTTTCTAGTGGTGTAAATAGTAAAACAACTATTGGAGAAAACGAAAAAGATGTATTAAAGAAAATAAGAGTTTGCGAAATATTCGATATGGTAAGAGATGATCTTAAAGTAAGTTTTAAGAAGTCTTATAGAGGTAAACTAGGAAATTCTTATAACAATAGAAAATTAATAAGAGATTCTTTTAATCTTTATTTTAAAACTTTAGCTAAACAAGGTTTATTAAATGAAGATGAAGATAATTCTTGTTGGTTAGATGTAGATGCAACTAGAGATTATTTAGAATCTAAAAATATAGATACTGCTGATATGACAGATGATGAAATATTAAAGAAAGATATCGATAAAAAGATTTTCTTAAAGGGTAGAATATACGCTTTAGATACTATAGAAGAACTTGTATTCGAGTTAAATTACTAAGAAAGGAGATAGTAAATACATATGGAAAAATTAACTGAAAAAAATATTTTAAAAAATAATTTCTTTACTTTATGGTTTAATAATGAAGAAAAAGCTACAGTTTTAACAGCAGATGCAAAATCTACTTTAAATACTCAGAAGATTCCGATTGCAGGACAGTTAGGTAAATTAACATTAATAACTGGCGCTGAAGGTTCTGGTTCTTTAAGTTTTTATAAAGTAATCGATGATACTTTAAATAAAGATATAAACGATTGCATAAAAGCTGGACAACCATTCAAATTCGATTTAATTGGTGAACTAGAAAATAAAGATACTGGTGGTACATATAGGGTTATTATAGAAAACTGCCAAATAACTAGTTTTGAAGTATTAAAAGTAGATATAACTAGCAACGATGCTGTAAAACAAAGTTATGATTTTGAATATAACCCAGAAGACGTAACTATAGAATAAAGGCTTAGAGAAATCTAGGTCTTTTTATTATGTAAAAAAATAGATAGGAGTGAAATAAATGCAATTAACAATAGAAAAGTTATTACAAGATAAAGAAATAATAGAAAAGGCAACAGGGGAAAAGACAACTAAATTAGAAATTAAGAGACTTGGTGGAGAAATTACAATTAAGTCTTTAACAATAGATAAATTAATGGGATTAGCACAACAAGAAAAAGACCAATATAAGGCAAATGTAAAGGTCGTTTATAGTGCAGTTATAGACCCAAATTTAAAAGACAATGATTTATTAAAGTCTTATAGTTGTAAATCTAATCCATATGCAATTGTAGAAAAGATATTTAAGCCTGTAGAAATTAATTTAATAGCAGATAAAATCTGTGAGTTAAGCGGATTAAATGATGTAAATGCAAATGATTTGGTTATAGAAATAAAAAACGACTAAAAGAAGATATAGACCTTCGTATGCTTAGTTATTACATAAATAGAGGGCATAAGCTTGATTATTTATTAAATCTAACTTATTGCGAAAGAATGTTTTTTATATCTTCTATGTTACAAGAAAATGAAGAGCGAATTGATGAGAATATCGCATTAAATCCATTTATAGAAAAGAAATAAGAAAGGAGGTGGATTAGATGGCTAATAATTTGTATGGTGGGACTTTAACGTTACAAAACGGTTTTACTTCTGTTTTACAACAATTTAAAAGTCAAATGAATAATGCTGGAAATGCTTTAAATAATTTTAATAATCTTAATAGAAATAGTGCTAATAAAACAAAAGACTCTTGGAATAGTGCTTTTAGTAGCATGAACGGTTCTCTTAATAGATTTAGCAACAATACACTTTCTACTATTACTAAGATTACCGCAGGATGGTTAAGTGTAAAAGGTGCTATAGGTGGAGTTAAAAAGATTCTTGAAAGTGGATCTGAATTTCAAAACGCAAGTACCTTTTTAAAGGCTGTATACGGAGATAAGGTAGGCGTAGAAAAATTTAAATGGGCTACGAATGAAGCGAATGCAACTCCATTTTCAGAAAGTGAAGTTGCAAGTGGTCTAGCAAGAGCGCATTCCCTAGGTTTAGCCGATGATTCAAAAAGCTTTAAAATGTATGAAGATATGGGTTCTTTTGCTAAGATACAGGGCGTAGGTGACTTGAATAGTGCTATTGATGCGATAGTAGATGCACAGTCAAGCAATTGGGTTCGTTTACAGACTATAACAGGTATAAAAAGAGAAGGGTTAGAAGCTTTTGCAAATAAAAACAATCTAGGTAAATTTAGTAATAAAAAAGGACAAGTAACAGATTCTCAAAAATTAATGGAAGTATTACAGAAATATATGGACTATAAAGGGATTACTGGAATGACAGATAAGTTTTCTAAAACTTTAAGCGGTAGATTATCTACTCTTAAAGGTAATTTTACTAAAATGATGGCTGATATCGGTGGAATTAACGAAAAAGGTGAAGTTGAGAATGGAAGCCTATTTGACCAAGCTGGTAAAGGGTTAGAAAGACTTATTAAATCTATTAATGCTTTTGCAAAAAGTGAATCGTTTGATAAGGTTAAAGATGCTTTAGGAAAAGTCGGCAACTCATTTATTAATGCTTTCGATTATTTAACAGAACATCCAGAAACTGTATCTTTATTATTAAAACTAGGTGGTGCTTTAGTTGGACTTAAAGTTATAACTAGTTTAATATCTCCAATATCTAACTTGAGTGGTGGATTAGGTGGAATATTCTCGTTGTTAAGTACTAAATCTGTAATTTTAGCAGGTGGGCTATTAACTCTAGGAAGTGTTCTTTCTGAGAATGGAGTTTTACATAAGGGTATTAATAGTCTTTTAAATGACATAGCAGGAAATAAAAAAGGTGAACAAAAAGACTATATAGATAGAAGTGTAACAGGATTAGCTTTTCTTGGAAATAGAGGGGCATATGGTATTGCTAGTCTTATGGGCAATGATGTATGGAAAAACTCTTTGGATATACAATTTAAGGATATGGCCGCAGATTCCCAGAGAAGGGAAAATGAACTTAATGGGCTATATGATAATTGGAGTTCTGATGTAAGTTATAAAACAGCAAAAGAAACATTAGCTAGTACTAATAAGACAATTTCAAGTAACAATAATGGAAATTCTAATGTAACTGTTAATATAGACAAAATAGAAAAGACTGCTGATACAGATGAGTTAATTATGCAACTTACAAATATTTTAAATAAAAATAAAGATAGAAATGCAATAGTTTACTAGGAGGTGTAATAGATGGCTGATGAAAGAAGATACTTTAAAGTTTTAGGTAAGGCAGATAATTATCAATTAGTTTTTCCCATTACACCTTTTCCGAAGTTTAGTGCTAGTGTAGATACTATAACTCAGAAAGTATATGGGATTGGAGAAGTTGATTTAGGCTATAACAAAAATTTAATAAAATGTAGTGTAGAAGGTATATTTCCACATCCAAACAATGGATATGATTTTATACTAGATGATCCACATATACCAAACTTCTATGTAAAACAACTACAGACATGGATGGATAATCAGAATGATTTGATGATTGAATATTATACAAAAAGCGAAAGAATAAATGCTTTAAATTGTAGAATACAAAGTTTTGAATGTGGAGAAGAAGATGGAACTAAGAATGTTCAATATTCTATAACATTTAAAGAATATAAAACTATAAAATTAAATAATTCTAGTGCTATTGCTGATGGAATGAGTGTTGCTAAATCTTACGGAAGTAGTTCTTACTTTGTAGGTGAAGGTGACACTCTTATTTCTATTGCAACAAAATTATTCGGAGACTCTAGTAAATGGAGTTATTTACAAAATATAAATAACCTTTCTAATCCATTGAGTTTAGAGCTAGGACAAGAAATTAAATTGTATAAATAGGAGGTGAATTGTAATTTGACTAATATAGATTTAAGAGTCCAAAAATGGAATGATTATAATAATATAATACCAATCCAAGATGTATGTACATCTATAAAAATGAATTGTAGCTTAAAGAATATAACTACCGAGTTACAATTCACCATTGGATATGAATATAACGATTATTACTATTTTAATTACGAAATAGGAGATAATATTTACTTATATATAAATGGTAAATTGATGTTTTGTGGAAAAATAACAGATAGCACCTTCAATTTGAGCGAAAATACTTCTACCTTTATATGTTATGATTTAGCATGGTGGGTAGTAAAAAATAATATAACTTATAATTTTAACCGCGAAATGAGTGTTAAAGATGCACTTATAAGAGTATTTGGTGCGTTTGATTTCTTTGAATACGATAACATAGATACTTATGAACTAGGTAAATATGCAGACATGAAAATTTCAAAGCATAGAATTAAAAATAAACCTGCAAAAGATGTATTAATGGCTATTATGAGTGATATAACACGTGTAAATGGCATCTATTATTATATACACATGACAACAACTGGAAGAATCGCAATAAGTGAATGTGATAAATATTATAGTGGATTAACTATACAAAAATCAAGTTCAAATGTAGTAGATGGTAATTTAATTAATTATACAGTTAATAGAAGTATGCAAAATGTTGTAAATCAATATAGGGTTTACGATAGCAATTGCAAAGAGGTATTAGAAAAACCCTTAAGACCAGTTGGGTTTGATGATAATGATAAAAAGAGATATGGAATTATACAAGATACAGTAATTTTAGATAAAGATGAAGATTTAGAAACGGCTATAAAAGAAGCTGAAAAAGAAGATGCTGATGAATTAACATGGAATGACCAAACAAAAATAGTAAATAACTATAATAGTAAAATACTTAAAATTAAAAACCAACTTGAAGTAAAAGGATATCCAGAAACCGAAGTAACAGTAAAATGTATTGGGGATATAAACTATAAAGTTGGTTATGGTGTAATGTGTAAACTTCCAGATAGTGAGTTCTATGATAAGTTTATGTATATAACTGCAAGTGAATTTGAATTTATACCAAATTCTGATTACTGGATAAATACTTTAACATTAAGTACAAGTAAGAAACAAGAATTAACACTTTGGGAAGATATTGAAGAAGTTGTTACAGATGAAAATGGTAATATAATTCAAGGTGGAAGTATACTTGGTTCTAGTACAGTTGTAAAGAAGGCTTTAGAATGGGCATATCAAACAGCTAATGATGATAGTGTTGGTTATAGCATGAATCCGAATCTTAGAAATGGTCCAGATTATTACGATTGTTCTGCCTTTGTTATTCATGCATATAGAGCTGGAGGATTATCCCTTAGCAACTCTACTTATACTGGAGATATGTATGCACCATTTTTAGCTGAGGGATTTGATGATGTAACAAGCGAAGTAAACTTATCTACTGGTGAAGGTATGATAGCAGGAGACGTATTATTAAATACTATTAGCCATACAGAAATATATACTGGCAATGGTAAAATGATTGGAGCACATTCCGCTAAAATTGCACAATCAGACCAAGTTTCGGAAAAAGCTTATAACAATCACCCTTGGAATTACGTTTTAAGATATGCTATAACCGATGAAACAGAAAGTTCCGATAGTGAAGGTAGTAATGGATTAGTTTCTAATAAATACATAGAGTTATTAAAAGAACTTGAGGGTTGCGATTTGACATTAGTATGCAGAGATGGGGATGTACCTACCTTGGGTTATGGCTTTACGGGTAATGAAATAGGTGGAAGAACTACTATAACAGAAGCAGAAGCAAGTGCAGAACTAGTCGAGAAAATAAATAATAGAAATTATGGTGGAGCAGTTAAAAAGAAATTAGATGCTTGTGGAATATCTGTAACGCAAAATAAATTTGATGCACTTACGGACTTAGCTTATAATGCAGGATCTGGTGTTAGTGATAAAGCTATAGACATGCTTTCAAATGGTGCAAGTGATAACGATATATGTGCTTATTTTAAGACTATAATTCACGATGGTAATGGAAATGTTATGGCAGGTTTGGTTAAGAGAAGACAACTTAATTGTGATATGTGGCTTAATGGTAAATACTATAATCCATATTAAAAGAAAGATGGTGATACTATGTTAATAGAAGACGAATTTAGAGAAGCGTTTAAAACGAATGTTTCAAATACTGTAGATATAAAAGAAACAGAAATAGGTAATGTAAAATCTGTTAATCCTATAACAATAAGAGTAGATGGTTTAGATTTGGAATATGAAGATTTATATATAGACTATAATTTATTAGAACATACCGAAACATTTAAAACACTAACAGGAACTGTTGGAGATAGTAATACAACTATAACCAATGGTTCTATTTTATTTAATAGTAAATTATCTGTAGGAGATAAAGTAGCGATGCGAGAAACTACAGATGGAAGATATTATGTTAGTGGTAAAGTTAAGGGAGGATTTTAGAATATGAATGTAATCCCAGAAATACCAAGTCTAAAATATAAAACAACAACAAATAATGTTACATTATTAAAAGAATATGCTTGGGACTTTGAAAATGATGATTTTTTATTAGATAATGGAAAATTTATTATTGTTGAGGGACTTGAAGCATTACAAGTTAGAAATTATCTGTCTTTAAAAACTTATAAAGGCAGATTTTTTATTTACAAAGATAAAGTTGGAACTAAACTAAAAGATTTAATAGGAAAAGACAAGAATTATGTAAGCTTAAATGTAAAACAAATGTTAGAAGAAGCTTTAGTAGATAATGTTTATGTTACTGGAATTGAAGACATAGAAACAAGTTATAAAGATGGAAAATTAATTGTTACTTGTACAGTTGTAAATATATATAGAAATTATACAGAAACAATAGAAATTTAAGAAAGGAGTGTGATTGGATGAGTTTTTACAAAAGTGCAGAAGATTTCTATGGTGAAATGACTAGCACTATAAAAGATGTAGATACTAGCGAACATAGTTTAATATATAAATCTAATATGCCAATTAGTATGGAGCTAAGTTATAATAGTATGCTTATGGATGAATTGGAAAAGAAGATATATGCTAAGAGTGCATTAGATAATAAATATTATAATAATTTAATAAAAAGATGTGCTGATATGGGAATAGAAAGAAATTTAGCAGATTATGCAAGTGGTCTTGTAACCATAAAAGGGACAAAAGGGACAACTATTGAAAAAGATTTTTATGTTACAACTAAAGATAACAGATGGTTTGCAACAACAATCGAAACAACTATTGCCGATAATGGCGAAATAGATGTATTAGTAGTAGCTAAAGAAAAAGGTAGTTCTTATAATATTAAAGCAGGAGAAATATGTTCTATTGTAACTGGATATAAAGGTATAGATTCTGTTACAAATAAAAATGAAATTTCTAATGGTACTAATGATGAAACCTATGAACATTTATATAGTCGATATGATAGCAGAATGAAAGAGGTTGTAACTTCTAGAAATCCTAATTATTATAAATTAAAAGCTCAAGAAGTTGATGGAGTAGGAAATGTAATAGTCCATGAGTGTATGAATGCAAATAAAGAAAATAAAGAAGGCAATGTGTTACTTATTATAAGTAATTCTAATAATAGAAAAGCTGATGCATCTTTAATAGCTAAAGTTAAAGAACACTTAGAGCAAAATAGATTTGTTGGTTGTAAAATAAATGTAATATCTGTAGAAGAACTAATAATTAATGTATCTTGTAAAATTGATACTGAAAGTAATATTGATACAGTTAAAACTAATATAATAAGTGCTTTAAATACTTATTTTAATAAATTAGATAGTAAAACAAAATACATAAGTGTTTCTAAAATAAATGCTATAATAACAAATTCTGATAGTAACATATCTGATGTAAGTGAATTAACTTTAAATAATTCTATTAGTAATATAAACATATCTGAAGGTCATATACCAGTTGTAGGTACTATTACAATTAGTAAGGTGGTGTAATATGAAACTTACTAATTATGTAGAAGAACACATATTTACTGGTAGTATATTTTCTAAGATATTTGCATCTCAGCAGGCACAATTAGACAAGTTAAACAATGATTTAGAAGATTTAGTAGAACAAGCTTATATATATACAGCCACATGGGGTCTTAAATATTGGGAAGATTCTTTTGGAATACCAATCGATGAAACTGATACCTATGAAAATAGAAGATCAAGATGTTTAGCAGTTTTAAGAGGTAGAGGAAATTGTACTGTAGATTATCTTAAAGAAGTAGCCTTAAGTTACGAATGTGGAGATATAGAAATTGTAGAAGACTTTGAGAATTATAGATTTACTGTTAAGTTTATATCTCAAAAAGGAAAGCCACCTAAAATGGATGACTTTGAAAAGACTATAAGACTTATTTCTCCAGCTCATCTAGGTATTAAGTATGAATTTAAATACAATACTTGGAAAGATGTTAGCGAATTTACTTGGGGTGAGTTGAAGATTTTTACTTGGGGAGAACTTCTTGAAGGAAATCTCTATCATAACACTAATTACTATAATAAATCTCAACTTGTGACTAATGACGGATTTAGTTTAATTACAAACGATGGTTTTGGAATAAAATTAGTTGAAATGGAAGACAGTGTGACTTATTTAACTGACGAAAATGATAATATACTAACCGATGAAAATGGAAATGGACTATATTAAAGAAAGGCGGTGAACAAAAGATGGATATAAGTAATTTAATAAGCACGTTGGGATTTCCTATTGCGTGTTGTATAGCTATGGGTTATTTTATTTACCAAATGTGGGGAAAAATAAACTTAACTTTAGATAAGATAACTGAAACAAATAATCAATTGGTATTAACTAACCAAAGTTTAATATCGAATATGGATAGTAAAATTACTACAATTGAAAATAAAGTAGATGACATTGCAAATAAAATTAAATAAAAAAGGGCAATAGAGAGTAGCGTGGTTAAAAGAGCCATGTTATTTTTTATTGCCCTTTTTTCGCCCTTTTTGAAAAATAGTTCTTGACAAAGTGAATATAAAAGATATATGATTATGGCAATAAATAAAAATATGATTAAACCAATATATTATGAGTATAAATTAATTGTTTATAGTAAAGGTTAATCTGTTTTTATATATCAGACATGCTATAGAAGTAGCTTGGGGCAGAGGACAAATAGAAGCAATTAATAAACTATTTGGATATACTGTTCATAACGATAAGGGCAAGCCTACTAATAGTGAATTTATTGCAATTATTGCAGATAAATTAAGACTTAAAAATAAAGTGTCTTAAT